TCTTGTAATTCTTTACTACGTCTACCAACTTGACCATACCATCTACTGTCTTCCATTTGTACAGCCATCTCTTTCCAGTTGTGTTCTTTACAAGCTTTTAACATGTTACGAAACTTTGAAAGTCTTGTACCACCTAAGTTAAAACACATATTAACTAATACTCTTTGTATAACTTCTGGAAGTTCTTCCCAATCTTCATGGCTTCCAAAAACATGTATAGCTTCAGCGTAGTGCTTATCAAAGTCTATTGTATAATATCTATCAACAACCTTTTGACTAACAGGTGTACCGATTTCCCAGTCATATTCAAGGTCATTAGGTTGACACAAGTGTCCTATCCCTAGAGTTTTATAGCCTAGACTATCCTCGTATATTTCAAGGACTTCACCTTCGTGTCTTTTAACTTGTTCTTTACATAGTTCTATGTTCATTTATTTAATCCTAGTTTAGTTAATTGTTCTGTTACGTCTAAGTTTTCTGAGTAAGGTTGCCCTGTATATTTATTAACTCTATTAGCTGGGTTTTCTTTAGTGTAAGGTACATCGTCTTTACCTTTTACTATGCCTCCTGTAGAGTAGTTTTTCTTATAATATCTTTCATATGTTCTAGTGTACTTTCTATCCTTTGGTCTATCTTTAATACCTAAAAGATAATTACCTTCTTTATCTATTTCTTTAGCTTTTTTTACAAGTGCATCATAATCATATCCTTCAAAAGTATCACCAAAATAAGTGTCTATCATTCCGGCTGTACCTATTAATGGAGCTTTCCTAGCTAATGTCTCAGTAATTCCTCTTCTACCTAGAAGCAATCCTAAAGTGTCTGTCATTGCTGGACCACCTAAACTAATACTAGAAACTGCAGGATTTTTGGTGTATTCTAAAGACTCTGAAAAACGATAACCGTAATCAAGAGGACCTAATAAACCTACACGTTGGAAAGCTTTTCTTATATCTTTTCCTTCGAGTCCTTCTTCAACTATCCTATCTTTATTTTCTTTATTAGACCTCCAGTAGTTTGTAGCTAAAGCCATGTTTACAGTCATTAAAGCAAATGCTCCCATCTTAGCACCGTTTACTTTAGGGTTTACAATTGCAGACCTTATATAATTTTTTAATATTGTATTACTAAAAACAGCAGGATATCTTAAAAACTGTGTAAGTATATCTACTTTAGGATTAGTCATGAATACTGGTATCCTAGCTCTATCTCTTCCTACAGGCATGATTACTTCATTCACAAATCTACCTGCTCCTTGAACCACAGACTTATAAAAATCATCAGCATACTTTATTTCTCCAGTAAGTACGCCATCTTTTCTTTCAGCACCAAAAGTTGTCTTTGCTCCATCATTTAACCATCTAATACCGTCTTCTACATCAATACCTAAATCGTATAGTTCACTTTTCAATAGTTGAACATCTCTTATTTTACTAGTTGATTTTACTTTTGCACGTTTATCAGCTATAACCTGAGACATTAGTCTAGACTCATCAAATATATCTACCCCTTCTTTAGCAAGTTTATCAAGAGCTTCTAAGTTTTCTCTTATTAATCCTTTACCTATGTTAAAAGAAGCAAGTTGCACACTTTTTGTCCAAGGAGTTAACATATTAAGTCTAAAGAATCCTCGACCTATTTTTTTAAGTGTTTCGTTCTGTAGTCCTTCTCCAGTTAATCTGTTTGTAGATTCTGCAACTGCTTCATCCATTCCCATAAATACTTGCTGCATTTCTTTCTGTATGTCAGAATCTTTCATCTTGTACTTTGCTTTAAGAAGCACAGGTATATCTTGGACAAATATTTTATGTCCTTCTGCTACTCCTTTAAGTGCATCTTTAACAGGACCAGTTACTGAACCACTTGTTTTTGTAAGAGGTATTATTGCTTCTGTCAATGATGAAACTGTTGCAAGTGGTAGATAAGCTACAGAGTTTGCAAGTTTTGTAGCATCATAAACACCTTGCATTAAACCACTATCAAAATAATCAACTTGTCCAGTTATAGACTTATACAATTTTATTATACTTTTTCTATCTGATGAAGTAAGTCCTCTACCTTGTCCTCTAGCCTCCCTTAGTTCTTTATCCATAGGGTCTATAAATCTTTCTTTGAACTGTGCTTCGTTTGATTTACGAGTAAATTTTGGAAGTAAGAAACTTTTCTTATGTTGAATAGTATTAGCTGCGTTCATATAATAATTAATAGCAGTATTAAAATCAGTAGTTAAGAATGCTTCAAACGCATTATCATCTAAGTCTTTAAAAGCTCTTGCTTGTGTTAGTAAAACAGAATGAGAAGAAAACAATTCGTTTTTTTTATTTAACATACCATCAATTAAGTTTGATGCTTCTGCTTCATCTTTTACAATTTTTTCATCTATTAACTTTTGTTGAAACACTGTTCTATTATCTTCAATAGCTTTTCTATTCCAACTTCTAGGAAAGTAATTAGCTAGTTTTCTTTCTTCTTGTATAAGACCTGCGTCAACAGCATCATCAAATACTTTATTAAAGAAAGCTTCTAAATCTTTAGCAACTTGTTGTACTTCAGCCCCATACTTCTCAGGTTTAGCACCTCTCATAATTCTTATTACAGCTAACTCGTCACTTTCTTTAAAAGCTCCTGTCTTTCTTAAAGGAGCAGTAGCTTCGTCAAACACTCTATGATATTGTGACCTAAGATTATCTAACATTTCCCCATGACCAAGCTCTACTTTTTTTGTAGTTACTGAAGTAAATGTCCTATCAAAATCTTCTCTAGCTAAATTACCGAATAATCTAGTAGTTGGAGAAAACTTTGCTTTAGTATCTAATAAAGATGTTGCCGAGCCTATTGGAATAACACTACCTTTAGCTTTGTCTACAATTTCTAAAGTTTTGTAAACTTTATCCATTAAACTTCCTTCTTTAGTTTTTAAATACTCATCATCAGAATAAAGCCTATTCATTTTACTATAATATAAATTAGCTTTTTGTATTCCACCACCTACAAGACCACCTGTTAATACTCCTAAAGTAGTAGAACCAACTAGTTCTGGAAGTGAATATAATTTTCTTATGTCTGTATTTAATTCTGTAGTTTGTCTAAAATGATTATCAAGACCTAACCAAGCTCCGGCTTGCAGTGCACCAACAGTTGCAGCTTTCTTTACAGACTTTGCACCTTCTGCTTTTAAAGCTCCTGCTGAAAGTTTAGGAACTAAGGGTCCTACAAAAGCAGGTGTAGGTCCTACAAAATTCTTAGCTACTTTTAAACCTTGAGTACCTATAACCTGTCTACTGGCTAAAGAAGTTCCTCCCGTAAAAGGAGCAGCTAATGCAGCTACAATAAAAGTAGGGTCAGTTGCTATATCAATACTCGCATCTTTTACTAACCCTGCAAATTGTTTAAGACTTCCTAAGTCAGCATTATCAAACTCACGTCTTAAATAAGCATAGTCTTTTTTTTCTTGGTTATTAAAGTTTCCGCTTTCTATAGCTCTACTCATTCCAGATACTAAATTAAAATCTGAATCTCTTAAATATTCAAATACATCATCAGACTCTCTACCTATAGAACCTAAAAATCTTTCAGAGACTTCTAAAAAGTTTTCATCTTTTTCTAAATCATCTAAACTTTTTTTAGTCCTAGATGAAAAGCTTAATGAAGTTGGTTTGTTAAAATAATCGTATGCCATTAGTAATCTTTATTAAATCTTTTTTGATAGTAGAGATAACTTTTACTAGGATTTAATGAAGGAGCTAATAAAGAACTTTTAAAAGTTTCAAAAAATTCATTTGAAGGAATTCTAAAATTTCCTGTGTCAGCACTTAGTTCATCTTTAGTTTTTTTATCAGCTTCTTTATTACTAAAACCTTCTTCTATAAATCTAGTTTTTATAGTTGTAAAAATTTTATCTTGTAAAGAATTATTTTCTTTTCCTTTAAAAGTTAAACGAGTATCATAATCAACACTTAAATCTTTTTTAATATTATTAGGAGAAGCTAAATATAAATATTTTAATTCTTCTTTAGGTGTAGTAGAAAAATCAAAAGAATCTACAGTTTCATCAAAGTTTTTTAGAAACAATGTTCTACTTCCTTTATGGTAATCTAATAATCCTTTTACAGATAATTCATCCATTACGTCATAGTCAATTGTTTTTTCTATTAAAGGTTCTTTTATGGATGACCCCCTAACAGTTTGACTAATTGTTTCTGTTGTAGGTCTTCTTCCTTCATCAACCGCTACACTTTTTTCGTAAGGTTCTAAACCTTCATCTTTTAACATATTTTCTACTTTTGTAGTTATCGATAGTTTTTCATCCGGTGAGAATTCTTCATTAGTATTTATTATCTTAATAAGTCCATTACGAACACTAGTAATTTGTTCTGTGTACTCTTCCTGATTTTTATATGTATTTTTTAAATCACCTATTATAGCAGGTAAATTTTCTATAACGTAGTCTTCACTAAGATTTTTTTTGTAAGGAAGCATATGAGATTTTGACATTCTAACATTTGTAGGGTCACCCTCTTCATCTCTCTCCATTACAAAAGATATAGCTGCAGCTGTAAGCTCTGGCTGTGTATACTCCTTAGTATAGTTTGGATTGTTATGCTTAAAGAGATGTTCTGTGTGAGCCACTCTATTTGCTAAATCTCCTAAATATTGGTTATCCTCAAGTAGTAATTTATCATTTGAAGTACTTCTAATAATTTGCTTAATAGTATTAACTCTGGTTGTTAACACAGATGGATTAGCCTCATAATCTACATAATCTTTATTTACATTTTTATAGGTCTCTGCAACCAGAGCAGCCTGTCCCTTATCTCCAGCCCTAGTATAAGCATCTACTAAGTAATATTTTAATGTAGGGTCAGTTTCCACAGCCTTTAGCCTCTCATCTGTATTTTGTTTTTCAAATGTTTTTATAAGTAATCTTCCAGTCGCTGCTTTATTTCCTTCTCTTGTTCTAAAGGCAGAAATATTTAAGTCGTCACCTCTAACTAATTTTACACCTTTAGAAAGTATTTCTTGTTCAGAAAGATTTGGGTTTTCTTTAAGTACCATATCAAACACACTGTCTATAAGACGCATATCAGTTCCGTTATATTTTTCATAGCCTGATGCAACATTTGCAAGTTTCGCACCTACGTCCAGTCTAACTTGAGTCATGTCAAGGTCTTTATCTTTAAAAACTAAAGGAGTAATTAAACTTCTTTTTACAACTTCTCTATCTTGTAAATCTCTGAAAGATGTTCTATTATCTTTAGCATCTTTTAATTTTTCCTGTAAATCTAATAAATCAGAATTAGTAGTGACTAACTCTCCATCTTTTCTTTCAGTTTTAAAAATTCTATTCCATGCAGCCTTTATCAAACCTTTTTTAGTGGGGTCATCTTCTACTAAAGCTAATGCAGCTTTATATTCGTCTGTAGCTTTTTGATTATAGGCTGTAGAACTCTTTGTAGTTGCACGAGGGTCTAGTTTTAATTTTTCCATCCTATCTTTAAGTTTTTGTTTTTCGCTGTTGTGAGCTGCATACATAGATTTTCTAAGTTCTTCGTCAGGCTCTTTATCTACATCATTCCATGTTACTCTAGCTGCTGTAGCTTCGTCAGTATTATTTATAATCTTTGCAACTTCTTCATTTAAAAATGTTTCTGGGCTATCATTATATCTTTTTAATAAAGCACGTTCTGGAGCATAAGCTTCAAACTCTGACTTATTTAAATTAAATATTTCATTATATTTTTCATTAGTATCATTAACACCATCAATGATAGTTTGTTTCTGTTGGTTTTGTAAAGCTCCAAAAGTTGCCATAACTGTAGAAGCTATTAAAGCTCTCTTAGCTTCTTTCTTATCTTTCTTTCTTCTACCAGCTAATAGGGAACCAGCTAACTGTCCGTAAGCTTGACTGCTACCTTTAAAATAATCTTCTATAGCCATTACTCTTCTCCTTTACTTAATAAACTTCTAATTTCCGGACCTTGTTCTTTTACTTGTGCTAATATACTTTCGGGTACAACATTAGTATCAATCTTAGAAGGTTCTATATTTTTAGTAACTCCCTTTTTAATATCAGTTAATACGTTTCTAAATTCATTTACTTTTCCATCAAACTCTTCTGCATCGTCTTCTTCATCAAACTCATCTAAATCATTACCTTCTATATTATATTGAATATTAGCTTCTTCACCTATAGCCATAATAGTATACATAACTGGTTCGGCTAACATCATCATTGCATCTGGTGATATCTTACCTTCGTTAAATTTAGCATAAAGAATAGCAGTTCCTATATCTGCAACTGCTCCGCCTTTAGCTAAAGCAGATACAATATTTTTAACTGCTTCTGGTTGCATAATAGAACCAACAATATCATCTAAAGCTTCTCTAGGGTTTGAAAACTCTGGTGGAGTTTCCCAAGGATATGGTTCATCAACACTTCTTGTTAAGCTTTGTCCGGGAATAGGTGCTCCTTTATTTGACAAACTTACAAGCTCGTCTAGTTTTTCTTGACTGAATTTAGCTTCACCTCTTATTTTAGGACCTTTATCAGGTGCTATTTCATCAATAGTAAAACCTGCATCTAAGCCGTCTAATACAGAAGAAGCAGCAGCCTCACTTAAACTTGAAGATATTATAGGATTAGGTGCTCTTCTTTTATTCTCAGCCATTACGCTACTCCGAATGTTTGTTGTTGATACAGTTGATTTCCATATTGACTACTAGGGTCTTGATTACCATACATCATATGTTGATAAATACCATCTGTGTTAATACCTTGTTGAGCAGCATACACTTGTAAAGGGTCCATATATTCTCCACCTTCATAGGCTGCTTGTGCTCCACCACCACCCACTGTATCAGGGTCTCCTTGTATGTATTGCATAGCAGCACCTGTAAGTACTCCGGTGGCTACATTAGATGCTACACCAATTCCTGCAGCAGTAAGTTTAGGATGTCTTGCAAACCAACTTGCAGTATTAGTAGCAGTTGTAGGAGCAGTAACTCCTAAAGCGTTTGGAAGACTGGCACCTAGCTGTGATGCTACATTCCCACTGACACTTCCAGCAGCAGTTGTTGAGATAGGAGCTATGCTTGTTGCTGTAACAGGAGCAGCTCCGGGAAGAGTTCCTAAACCTCCTACAGAACTAGTAGCTCCTGGAATAGTAGTAGGTAAATTTAAACCTACAGTACCTGTAGTAGCACCTGCAGCACCTGTAGTAGCACCTGCAGCACCTGTAGTAGCACCTGCAGCACCTGTAACATTTCCTGCACCTATAGCAGCAGCTTGAGCAGCTGTACCGGTAGCAGCAGCGTTACTAATAGCAAAAGCACCTGTAGCACCTCCTAAAGCAGTACCAATTCCAGTTCCTAACATAGTAAATGGTGTAGCTAGTGCAGAACCTAAAGCAGTAGATGTTAATGAAGCAGCAGTTCCTGTCATCCAACCTGCAAAACCTGTACCACCTGCAGCAGCTGCACTGCCAAATAAACCTGCTCCTGTAGTTGCACCTAATGCACCCATGGCTGCTCCTCCCGTAACTACAACCGCAGCAGCAATAGCTAAAGCCTTAAGTATTTTACTACTTTTTATTTTTTTCCCTATTTTCTTTACAGCCTTTACAGTTTTCTTAATAGTTTTTTTTACAAAACCTGTAACTTTTTTAAATGCCTTTTTTAATTTTTTAAATAATCCCATGTTAATTCCTTATTAAGTTATGTCTCCTATTATTGCACCTATTAAAGATTCTATGCTTGAAACACTTGAACCATATTTATCTGGGTCTGAAGCTAGTGCAGTGTTTACAAGTTGTGCAATTCTATTTTTATCGTTTTCACTGTTTCTAAAATCATAATCAGCTTGGTCTCTAAGTTCTTGCCACATGAATGACATAGCTGTTTGAGACATTGCAAAAGAGTTCTGAGCATTTTGTGAATTAATTTGATTCTGCATTGCAGTATTTGCAGTGTTTAAATTTCTTCTCCACTGAGTATTTGATTGTTCAACAACAGCTGCGTTCTGTGAGTTCCATTGATTCCTTGCAAAGTCTTGATTAGCGTTGAACTGGTCTACCTGAGTAGATAACTGAGTGTTAAACTTTTCAACGTCAGCAGCTCTACCAGCGTCTCTAGCTTCAGCAGCGTTAGTCTGTGAATCATTAAACTGTGACATTGCATTCTGTTGAGTCTTATTATACTGGTCTGTTTGTGCAGCCATACCAGCCATGAACTGGTCTGTCTGTTGTTGATTAGCAGCATTAAACTGTTGAGAAGCATTAGTAGCAGATTGGTCAGATAACAATCTTTGTTGTTCTTGTTGACTTCTCATCATGTTAGATTGTTGCTCATTATTAAGATTAGCCATATCCATAGCTAAGAAGTTTTGAGCATTAGTAACTGCTAGTCTTTCTCTTGTAGATAAGTTTGCTATGTCCATTGAAGCCATAGCTGTAGCATTTTGCATAATAGATTGTTGTTCTGCGTTCATATCTGTAAGAGCTACTGTCTGCATGAACTTACTATTAGCTAACTCTGTTTGTTGAGCAGCATTAAACTTTGTCAAGTCCATATTAGCTTTAGTAGTAGCGTTCTGTATAGCTGATTGCTGGTCTACGTTAAGCTGTGCTAATCCCATTTGTTGTGCTAACTGAGCTTGTAACTGATTAGTTTGCATAGTCTTATTAAGATTTGCAAGTTCTATCTTTTCATCGTTACTCATGGTTTCACTAGCTGCTAAGTTACGAGAAGATAAATTAGCTAACCTCATCTGTTGGTCGTTACTAAGATTTGCAAGTTCCATCTGTTGTTTAAACCCAGCATTCTTAGATAAGAAGTCTGCAGCTACCTGCATCTCTGCTATCTTTTCTTGATTCTCTGCAGATTGATTAGCACCTTGAACATTAGCATCTATCTGAAGCTCTGCCATGTTAAGCTGTTGCTCACTACCAAGATTAGCCATGTTAGCTTGTTGTTGGTTTTGAGACTTAATAACAGCAGCTTGTTGTTGGTTCTGTAAGTTCTGTGTTCTTGTTTGTTGTTGCATTTGTGCAGAAGTCATTACAGCATCTTGTGTAAATTGACTTTGCATTGTCTTCATCTGTTGAGACATTTGTGCAGTTTGACTTGCAGCACCTTGACGGTTTGCTAAGTTCTGTAATCTTAATTGTTGTTCTTGATTAGCTTGTTGTAAGTTTGCTTGTTGCTCGTTACTTAGGTTCTGAGCTGCTCTAGTTTGTAAAGCTGTAGCATTACTTTGAGCCATTGGCATAGCTGATTGAATAATAGCATTGAATAAAGAATCTCTACCTACAGTAGAAACACTAAGACCTCTAGCAGCCATACCAGCATTAACAGCGTCTACAGCAGGTCTAGCCCATGCAGGAATTGTACCATCTTCCATACCACCTAGTAATGATTCCATTTGTGAAGATACTAAAGCTTCTGTAGGTAGTGCAGCAATAGCAGCATTAACTTGTACAGGGTTCTCATCTACTTGAGCAATCATAACTGCTGGGTCTTCTACAATAGAAGCAGCAATATCAGGTGGTAAATTACCAACCTGTGCTATCATATCTGCAGCTTCACCTTGAGCAAGTTTACCTTTAACTGCTCTTTGTTTAGCAGCTGTATAACCGACAGTCTCTACTATCTTTGCAGCTTGTCCGTCTGTAGCAGGAACACCAGTAATTGTTTCTCTTTCTGACCTTTCAGCATCTGGAGTAGCAGCAACAGTTGTGTCTTCACCTTCTACTTCATCTACTAAATAAGTTCCTGTTAAAACATCATCAACAGTTTTAGCTTTAGCAGCTTCTGCTTTAACAGTATCAACAG